ACCAGGGCCTTCAATGATAAGCCCGTTAGTTGAGTTAATAAATTCAAGGCCACCGGAAATCGTATACCCAGCCGGACCCAAGGGAGGTACAGATAAATAACCCACTGAATTAGTGATGCAGTAGTTAATAGCATTTTTAATTATGCCATCCAACGGCGCACCATCATAAAGGCCGAACTCCGTCGCGCAAACTTTTCCGGGTTTTTTTGGGATGCGTTGCCAGTAGTACTCAGATTGACCTGTCGGCACGCATATATAACCACCATCATCCTCAACTGAGCCTCGCCTTGAAATAAATTCTCCGCCACCAACGGGACCGTGAGACATTGCGGCCCAACCGACAGGATGGGCGCGCAATAAAATACTTTGACCTTCATATGAAGGAACAACAGAGCGCAGAGCAGTAAATGATGATACCTACCCACCAAAGCAAAGCCTTCGCCTGAACCCAGATTTTGGCGAAGCGTGTCACCATCCATCAGAACGAAGTGAGTAACGTCGTTAGCAAAGCTGGTTGCATCGGTTCCGGTGGTCGTAAAGCCGACGTCAGTAGCAGCATTCAGGCGGTAATACTGGTTGTTATAGCGGATGTACTGGTTACGTGCACTAAACTGAAATGGACCATCCTCATAGTCGCCAAGAAAAACGTAGCCGGAGGACAGAAGGAATTGCTCAAACCGATTAGCTCTGTCCAACTGCGCGGCATCGAACTGATTATTTCTTCCGGTGTTCGTCAGGCGCTTTACACCAAGACGATCGGTATAAAATTCACCGGTGCCAGTAACTTCTTCGTCAAGCTTCGCGCCTGCAAATACCGCATTACGTATATCGGTACTAGGCACCGGAGCCTGCGTCGGTGTCGGGAGTGGAACTTCTGCCATTGTGCTTGTCGCCCTATAAATGGCGCTCGAAACCCTCAGAAGAAAATCCGAAGGAGTGCGCGAAGGTTAATATTGCTGCTGTGCGTTACGGGTAAATTGAGTCTGAATATTCGATCAGTGATAACGTCTGTGTGTCATCACCGTTGGGTTTGGCGCTATCGACGCGCCAGATTGTGGAGTTCAGTTCCGAATCGGTAGCGATGAAATACCGGCTGGGGTTTTGCGCCGTGTTGCGGTCATAAATGTTCAGATCGAAAGTATCGGCCGCAGCCTGAAATGCTTTGGGCTTGCCGCTTACCGGATAAGCCCGCCAGCGCCCGCGGTAATTGCCGAGGCTGTCGGTCATCACCACCCACATATCGCCGAGGGAAAAGTCGATGCGCTCTGACGTCGAGAAAACATCCCCGGAGCGCCCGGTTATGTATCCGGTCTGCTGCGCGTTGTCGTACATGTCAGGACACTGAACCACCGTACCGCGCACGACCTGCGTCGACTCCAGCACTTTCACTGTCATGGTCAGGCGTGAGTAAAGGATTTTCCTCGCCTCAAGCCAGGCCCTATCGGTTGCCTGGGTGGCGTTTCGGCAGCCGTCCAGGCTGATCTGCATCGCGTTAACGGTAGCGTCCTCAACCTCGGTGATGCCGCTGCTGTCGATCTGCAGATAAACATAGGATTTCTTATTGGTGAGCGGGTCGACGTAATCCAGCGCCACGCCGTCGTAACCACCGGGAAGAGACATTTGCCAGGCTACTTTGTACTCGTCCCAGAACATGTTTGAGCGCGCAAAAACCGCATCGGGATTTGTCACTTTCTCATCACGCCAGAATGTCAGCACATCACCAATGTTATTGCCGTCAACGCGGGCCACATTGGCGATCGTAGCTATGCGCTCACCCAACGGCTGTTTCTCATCCGAGAAGGTGTAATCGAAATACCCAAGCGCCTCATCCGTCAAAGAGTCGGCAATGGCATAAAGAGCCGCGACGTCAATACTGGCCACGTCCTGCTTACCCACAACCACCCACTCATGCAGGATAGCGTCAGCAAAAGAACGACTCGGCCGCAGCGTGTAATCGACCACGCCGGTCGTCCGGTCGTAGCTGATGGTATGCCGCTGCGCCAGCATGTTGTACTTCTGCTCACGGTTGCTGTTGCTGTCATTCGACCCTTTAATCGTGATGCGGGCAATCGTGTCTTCCGGATACACGACGTTTTCGCGCACATTCACAGCGTGGATCGCCATCAGTGTCACAACGTTAGCGTCATTGCTGTTGTCGAGGCGCTCAATGGTGACCGCGTAGCGCCCCGCCCCGGCTGCCGGGACAAACTTGTGCGTTGTGCGGAAATACCGGGTCGTCACCTGGAAGTCGTTATCGAAGAAGTAATCGTGCTGCTCGGATGTACCCGGCACCTGATTGTTGTCGTCATCGACCTGCCAGAACTTGATCCGGTATGGCGTTGTGCCGGCCGTCGCGCCGAGCTGAACCAGCACATGCACCCAGACCTGAGTGGAGACTATCGGCGACACTGACGGTCCGATAACCAGAGGGGTCTGGTCATTCAGCGTGAACAGTGTCGGGTTGATAACCGCATTGCCCGGCAGAGACGTAATTTCTCCCGACAGTTCGCCGATATAGAACGTCGTGTAAGAAAGCGTATCGTCGCCGATAAAGCTCTCCGAGGAGATGATATTCCCGGCACCGGTGACATTCCGCGTGACGCTTGTGCCGCCATCGTTCCAAGTGGCATTAATGACGAATGACACGGGGTGTGGCACCGCCAGCGCGGCGAAGTATGCAAAGTTGTCATCGTTCGACAGCACAATGGCTTTGAGCTGATTACTCTCGATCGCCACCGATGTCGGCGCGGTCGTGGTCGCGGTTTGGGCCGGGAAGTCCTGGCTTTCGTTCAGGCCGGGGACTGTCTCATTATCGACGTCATCGAACTGATACCCTACTTCAATAGTGCCGATCACGTCTCCCGGGTTATAAATCGCAGAACTGGCGCCCGCCAGGCTGCCTAGGTTCGATTCCGAATAGCGGATCGACGATATGGTGTACCGTCCGTAACCGACCTCAAACCACTCCGTAAGCTGTTTGTTATTGTCGACAAACTCGAACAGGGCCTCCTGAATCAGATCAGGAAAGACGCGGCACTGGCCGTAAATGTTCGGGCGCCCCTTGTAGAGTCGCGCGCGGTTCGTCTGGCCGGTTAAGTCGTTATTGGGGGATTCGCCTGTCGCCACCGATACCGACGCGCTGGGCTTATTTGACAGGCCGAATACCTTCAGCGCGCCGGAGAGGATTTTCGTGACCGGACGCAATATCGTGGTGATGAGTTTGCCAACCCCGCCCTCTGGTTGGTCGAACACAGCAACAATGTCGCCGGATCGCAGTGGCCGGCTTATATCGTAATCGTCCGGCAGCGCTCGGCCATTCAGTTTCACGATAACATCGCGGTGCAGCTGCAGAGAATCCAGCAGGCTCACCAGTGTGGTGCCGCCATCTACCGTCCCCCGCTGCAGCGGCGCGCCTGGCAGCCTCTGTAACTCATATCGAACCATGCACCATGTACTCCACTTTGCTGTAAACCTTCAGTAATGCCAGCGGACTATCGCAGCGCACGAAACCAAACTCCCCGCGGGCGTGCAGGCATTTCACCGGGCTGATCATCACACCGATATGCGCCGGCACGTCGCCTCGGTAAAAAACCGCGATGCATCCGGTGGTCGCCACCGGCACACGCCGCCAGTGGGCGCGCCCCTGTTCGTAGCAGGTGATGAAATCCGCGCCCGATTCGTAACCGGCGATATGGTGCAGTTCCAGGCCGAGCACATTCCGGTAATAGAGAACCACCAGGCCCCAGCAGTCCATCTGCTCAAAACTGCAGGCGCGGTTAGCCCAGGGCTTGCCGTTAACAAGCCCGATAAAGTCGCTCTGTGTCATACGGTGATTAGCCCGGGATAGTCTTTCGTGGTGTAAATGATGGAGTTGGCCAGCGTCAGTGGATTGGTCTTGCCGGCGGTCACGGTGACATTACTGGCATCGGCGGAAATGTCGTTCACGTAAAGCGCCCAGTCTTTCAGGGATGATGCATCACCGATCGCATTCCACTGCTGATACAGGCATTTTATCGGCGTCATTCGCGCCGCCCCGCGCCAGCTCTTTAGCGTCTGCCTCACGTGCTCCGTCGCGGCGACAAAGGTGATTGTCATGGATATAACTGCCGTTCCGTCCTGCGCCGGCTCGGTCACGCTGAACCGCGCAGGCTCGAACGAGTTGCCGCCAAACGTCGCCGGGCGGAACAGATTATTTACTACCCGGTAATAACCGAAAGCCGGATGGTAAAACTCCACTGTCCGTTTGATATCGCTGGCTGGCCGCTGCTCTTTCCATCCTCTCAAAGTCGGCATTAGTCAGCCCTCGGCATCACTTCAGTTATCAGGTAATCCAGCCAGTATCCATAGCCAGGCTGGGCCTCTACGATCCAGTCGTCATAGTCCTCGGTAATGTCCTCGATACCGTTGCTTATAACCGTTGCGGTCCAGGTGACAATGTTGCCGTTTTTGCTGGTCTGCACCGGCATATCGACGAAATGCAGCGTCTGCTGCTGCACGCCCTGCGTATCACCCAGGTCGATCGGCATCTGGAACCAGGCTCGCCCGCGGTCGCAGTATGTCGGCGATCGAAGCCACGACTTAAAGCGCTCAGCCTGGGCAAGCGTGAATATCCACTGCAGCGTCCAGGTTGCTTTAAGGTCCGTAGTGATCGGCGTGATTATCAATGGACCGACTGCCGTCTGCGTCGTCTGCCAGGCTGTATCCTGCGTCATGTTCTGATCGGCGCGCTGGGGAAGCGGCAGGAACGGAGGGTATTGAACTGTTGCCACGTTTCCTCCGGGCATAAAAAACCCGCCGGAGCGGGTTTGGTTTAGTAAGTGGCTTGCGCTTTGCGGCTTAGTCCAAATGTCTGCTGCATCTGAGAGGATACCGGGCCGCCTCTTTCCATGTCGGTGATCAGCAAGTCCACAACTGCGCTACCGTCCTGCATGTAGCCATCGGCACTCTGAACGGTGGCACCGGTAGACTGGTTGATGACGTTCACCTGCACGCTGATCCTTCCTCCTGACTGCATATCCTTATTGCTGATGACCTTCCCGTTATCGCCGGGGATCATGTACTGCTTGCCGGTGCTGGCCTGGTAAATCTCTGGCTTGCCTTTCTCGCCGACCTGATACAGGCCGCCGGCTGATACCGGGCCGCCGTTGTAGCGAGCGCCGGCAAGCGCAAGCCCGTTAGCAAGTCCCACTGTCGAACTGATACCAGCTGCAGCCGGACCAGCGTTAGCACCGAACGAGGCGAGCGATGCCATCGCGGCCGCCGGAGCCCATGCCGATGCGGTAGTTGCTGCCAGTCCGACTGATGTCGCCACCGATGCGGCGCCGAGCGTCTGACCGAGGATGTAGTTTTTCAGCGCTTCGACGCCAACCTGGACAATGCTGTTGATCACGCTGTTCAGGATGGTATTGCCGAGCGACCGCATCGCCTCCTGTGCCGACATTGTGCCGGTTAGCAGGCCGGTTATGGCATTTGAGGCATTACCGCTAAACGCATCCACCGCACTCGTCAGCATGTTATAGCCGAGGCTTTGCTGGCTCAGGATTTCCCATTGAGCTGCGATCCGCTGCTGCTCATATTGCCGGTCAGCGGCATTTTTCAGCGCTAATGCATTCTCATGGGCGAGAACTCCTTGTTGCTCGAACTGCTGAATCAGTGCCAGCTCCTGCGCGTGCTGGTTGGCCAACTGCTGCACCGGGTCAACTTCGGCAAGTGCCTGCTGGGTTGGGTTAACCACCTGCTGCGAGCGTATTTTGGCAAGGTTGGCCTGATGCTGCTGCTCCATCTGCTCAGTGGCTGCGTTGTATTCCTGCAGATCAATCTTCCCGGCGTTCAGCGCCGCTATCAGGTTCTGCATGGATTCAGCGTAGGATTTATTCTCCGCCTGTTCCGGAATGGCATTAAGCGCCTCTGTTACCCCCTTCGCCGCTGCGGCTGCATCCCATGCGGCTGCTGCGTATTTGCCTGCTTCCTGGATTTGAGCCTGAGTAGCCGATTTACCGAGAGACTGCTGCGCACGCAATATCGCCTGCTCACGGCTCAATTCCTGAGTTGAGTCCGCTGCAAGCTCAGACTGCTGGCGAAGGTTTTCGAGTTTTTGAGCTATAGACTCAGCGGTGGAAGCAGACTGCTTCCCGGCTTTGTCGCTTTCCTTCCTGGCCTCCGTTACCCGGTAGGTTTCCGCGTATTCGTCCTGCAGCGCTTTTATTCGCTTAGGATCGGTAACACCGGCATCAGCAGCATCATATTGGGCCTGAAGCCTGGCTCGCGCCTCGCCTTCAAGTTTGGCCAACGCAAGCCGGCGTTCAGAGTTTTGAACCAGCTTCTTGGTTGCGGCGTCATCTCCTTTGGTCGGAGGCGCATTAAACTGGTTGCTTCCGGCGTCCTTCTGAGCCTTTGCTCGAATGTGGGCTATTTCCCCCTCGATCTGCTTCAGCTGCACTGCTGCCTGCGCCCTTCTGGCCTGAAAAACTGAGTCAGTTTCATACCATCTCTGGCCGTCTTTCAGCTCATTGTTCAGATCCTGCTGGAGCTTGATCAGCTTCGGCATTCTTGAAGAATCGCCGACATTGTTGTTGTAGTAATTGAGGTTATCCGCGACGCTCTGCATTAATCCTGCAAGGGTCGTGGTCAGGCCTATTGCCTGGTTCAGGTCGTTAATAGCATTTTTGAAGGCCACATCGAGGCTGTTTTTTGCGCGATCAATGCTGACCGGCATTTTATCGAACTCTTCATTGACCGATTGCGACTGACGTTGAATGGCGTTCAGAGCATCCTGAGCCGTCAGTTTACCTTCCAGCATTCTCTTGCGAAGATCGCCGAAGGGTATACCTAGCCCCGCTGCAATCTGGCGAGCAAGTTCAGGCATCTGCTCAAGAATAGAGTTGAACTCGTCAGCACGGACGATACCGCCAGAAATAGACTGGCCGAACTGCCGCAATGCGTTTGCCATTTCCTCAGTAGAGGACCCACCGATCGTGCCAATTTTTTGCAGTGTCGATGTCAACCCGAGAATTTGCGAGTTAGTGGCGCCAGTTTCCTTTAACGCTGTCGTCAGTGATTCCCATAACCTCTCAGTTTCTGACAGGCTATTACCTGTTTGAGCCGCGATTGCAGACAGGGAGGCAAGTGTTTCTTTGGCCACGTCAATGCTGGGGCTTAGTCTGGCTATCCTCGCCTGGAGCGTAACCATCTCGTCGCCGATGGCGATAAGCTTCTTCGCTGCATCAATGGTGAAAGCAGCTGCAATGGCAACGCCAACTTTATTTAAAGCACCTTCAAACCGCCCGGCAGATCGTGACGATTGCTCAAACTTGGCGTCCATTTGGTCAAGACGCTTATTAACCTGCTGCTGCGCTTGGATCAGGCCGGATACGTTAGCCTCAATGTCATAATAAATTTCACCTGCTTTTTCTGCCATCGCATACTCCGGGCATAAAAAAACCCGCCGGAGCGGGTTTGGTTATTTACAGGCCCGTTGGCCTATATAATACGCAATTGAATTATCAACTATTGGTGACATGCCTTCGTCAGGCTTGGATGCTTTCATCTGTTCCAGCGTATCACCATCACCAAGATACTTAACTGTCCACGATGTGCAGTCATACAGGCGCTGTGAGTAAGATGTCCCTGACGGCCCCTCTCTCATGGTCGTGATGGTCGCCATGGAGCCATTTAAGCTTTTATCTATGATGGTGTATTTGGCTTTCGAATCGGTCGGGATGGAAATTGTAGTGGCTGAAGCAGCGCCAAAAGAAACCGTTAACATCAACACTAAAGCTAATTTTTTCATGTAATTACCCTATTTTAAAACCCATAAACTTACTTCCTGTCAGTTGGGATAGTTCAATTTCCCCACCTCCCCAACCTTCTTCACGCATCTTTCGGTTCAATTGTTCTTCACGCTTAATATTCTTACACTTTCGAAGCAAGACGCCGAGTTGATAGTAACCATGGTGACTAGGCCGGTAAAAGGTTTTAGGGTATGGATAATCGCCTACCACTTGCTCATATTCATAAATTTGATAAAGCGCCTTGGCTATCAACGCATCCATGGCAATATCAGAAATGCAAATCATGTATTCACAAGCGCTAATTGCAATAGACAAATGTTTCTGATCTGCGCGCAGTCGGTAGTGCTTTTTTACAGCCTCAGATAGTTGAAAATGAAGATCTACCACTTCTAAAAAGTTCTTTTTTAGCACCCACGACCTGAACCATTCGACTTTATCTCGAGAGAATCCATCAAGGCTCATATCCCTATCCCCATCAGTAAATGATGCGGCAATCGTAGCAGAGGGGAAGCGATACGACAAAACCCGCCGCAGCGCTACTTAGTAACCAACGCGATGAACAAAGGCACCAGTATTGCCGACACCAAAAGGCCAACCAGCCACTTCTGATTTTCGTCCATTTTGTCAACAATCCTGTTTTCCATGGACTTCATGTCAGACCGAATGCCACGCAAATCAGCTCTTGTATCGCTAATTAGCTTCTCCTGGTTTTCAGCAACCGTCTCAATACGGGTAAGCCTGTCATGCATGTCACCACCTCCGCCACCACCCCCGCGACTATTGAATCTTGGGTAGTCAGCCAAATATGAAACATCAGGATCCCTTTCTCTACTTGGCATCTTTATCACCACCCTCAATCCATTTTAATACTGGCCAAACAGCGACATGATGCGTAAATCCACAGTTTCGGCACATGATCCGATACTGGTAGTGCATGATAGAAAACCTTGGACCATCCGCATCTAACTTAATGTAATCGACAAAAGATCGGGACGACGCACCATCGGGTCCTGACTGATGCACATTGCATTGAGGGATGCCAATATCCTCACTTCCGCACAAAAGGCACCTGAACACCTCTATGCCCCGCTTGAATAAAAATTCAGAAAGTAAGTCCGGAGTTACCTTCTCTAAGCGTCTTTGAAGCGTCAGTTCTAATTCTCTTTGTCTTGATTTTTCATCGTCCACGCCAGATCACCAATAATTCATGCCTCCAGGCAATCTAGCATGCTGCGAGTTTTCCCATGAACTGATCTTATATCCAGAGAGAACGACAAAACCCGCAGCAGTTCACTTAAAAAGGGCTAAACAATGCCGGGCAAGTACAACTGAACTTCATCGGCGGCCCGCTCCCGCGCTGCGTGCAGTAGCTGCTTACGTCCGCCGACTCCCCATTTCGCCATCTGGCTAGCACACTGGCTAATCGCTTTGGTTTCGGTGTTGATGATATGGTCGATTTTGTTCAGCCTGGACATGGCGCCGATCCCCAAACGGACAACGGTTCTAAATACCTCATACACTTCAATTTCGAACTCCGGCTTAATCCAGGCGGCGTAGCGAATAGCAAGTAGCTCGACGCCCCACGCGCCTGATTCAGAGCCGCCTTTTATCACCTTAAGCGGTTGATTTTGTTCCGAAGCACTTTTTAGTGCTTTGGATTGAAGCGCCTTAATGAAGCGTTTTATTTGGGCGCTTCTGAGGAATACGCTTGGGCGCTGGGACTCTGTAGCCTCCCCATTTGCCACGGCTGCTGCATGGAGGTCATTAAGGCTATAGCGCCCCTCATCGTCGACACGAACGGAGACGCCGTTCACTGATACGGTTGGATACTTCATCGTATTTACCTTTCTGTGGTGCGAGCCTGTTCGCGTAGACATGGGCAGCCAAGAGCGGAACGATGAAATCCACCGCCCAGTCTCAGACTCACACTACGGAAAGCTCTTGCTGGAAGAAGCGCACGCGAATGCGCGATTTGTTGCGGGTATAAAAAAGCCCCGGACTATGCCGAGGCTGGTTTATTTGGTTTTACGGGCTTGTTCCTGCTCAATCATCGCCTGCCAGCGGCGATCGTCTTCGTCCATGACCGTGTCGTACTCTTCGCGCGTGAAGCCGTTCTGATTTGGGTATTTGGCGTTAATCATCATGGCGAACTCTGTCATCGTGAGGTTCTCGGCCTCTTCCCGGCTTATGCCGAAATGGTTACGGGCCGCCATGATGTAGTCGGCGGCGCGGAATTCTGCGGTTGTCTCGTTCGTTTCGTAACGCTGCAGCTTGCGCACCTTCGCTTTTCCGATGATGCCGTGCATCATCAGGTTTTGCGCGACAATGACCATACTTTCCGGCGGCATGCTGCCCGGGCGCCAGACGAAGCCACGCTTACGTGATTTCCCCGGCTTCATCCAACCAACCAGATCGCCGATATCATCGTCACAACATGCTGTCAGTACCGTATGCGCGGCCATGATCGCTTTGCGTGACAGGAGCCCGCTTTGCATAAACCGCATGACGCAATCTGGAAGGTGGCTGTACTCATCGCGGATATAGGCCTCAGCTGCGCGCTGCGCGAATGGCGTAGCCTCGTCATTGCACAGGTCATAGAATACCTGAACAATCTCCTCGGGCTCACCGATTCGCGCCATGTTGCGAAACGACGGCCGGAAAAAGAATTCCCGGTCACCGGTACCGATAACGCATTCGCCTAATTCTTTAATCGGGGTCATAGTCGCTCCATAAACAGTATCAAGGGCGCAGAACGCCCTTTGTACTATTCACGAAATAGCCTGGTGGTTAACTGATGGTGACCGCACAGGATGCAGAAGTGATCGTGACTGGTGTCGCGGAAGAATCGGTGACTTCACAGGTATAAACCCCGGCATCACCAGAAACAGCGCTGGCCTTGTTGAAGGTCGCCGTTGTTTGCCCGCTGACAACCGTGCCGTCTTTCTTCCAGACGTAGGTGTAAGGCGAAGTGCCACCCTCAACCACGACCGACATAGTCAGAGCCGATCCGGCCGCCACGCTCTTGGTCGTCGGCAGGTTGGTGGTAAACGCCAGCGCCGGTCCGGCAACTTCAAAGACGACAGTATCGGCATCGTAGACTTTCCATTCCCCGGAGAAGGTCGAAATATCCGTGGTGCCGAAATCACCAGACCAGGAGGTGGTGTTAAAGTAGCCCATGATATAAGTGCCAGCGTCTTCACCAGTGAAGTCGAAGCGGACCCAGACTGTCGGCTGACGACCAGCCTGTACCTCATCGAAAATATATTTCGAGATGGCAATAGCGCCAACTTCAGTCGTCTTGTCTTTTTTACGGAACTCTCCTTCTCCGGAGATGGTGACGTCCATATTGTTGACCAGGTTCTCAACCATACCTTTCGTATCGTCAGCCTCAGAGGTGACGGTATTCATGGAGTAGTCGAAGCCCTTGGTGGTCATGGCGCCGAGTCGCTTCCATTCGGAAAGCGCAGGAACCGTATCAGCACAGCCAAAAGCCATGCGGAGCACGGCCACCTTACCAATCAGCTTGCCGGTGTCATTAGCGCAGCCTTGCATGTATGCCTCTCAATTAAAAAAGGCCGCCATATGGCAGCCTGATGGGTGATTCTGACGATTATTCGCCGTATGTGCAGGATACGAGCAGCCGGGTTACTAACCGGCCCTCTTCGGTGGGGATCGGAGCCGGGACATTACCGACAAGCCGCAACGCGCCAACGCAATCATCGGCGCCAGATTGCGCGCTGATATACTCGACAATGGCGTTTACCGCGGCGTCCGCAGCATCGGGATTCGCCTTCGAGGAGATCACATCAACCATCACATACCAGTCTCCGCCGCGGTCGTACTCAATATTGGTACCGCCGGAAGGCCGGAACACGATGAACTGGTCCGTGTCTTTCCCGTTGTCGCGCCATTGCCGCCACTGGACCTTAAACCCCGCGGTAAGCCCCTCAGCCACAAACAGGTCTTTGAGGCGCATATACATCGGAGGGGTCATAGCGAAAGCTCCTTCTTCACCACCGCGTCAATCTGGCTGCGGGTATCCTCGAAGCCCTTCGTTAAGAACTCCTTGCGGGCCGTTGCTCGCCGGAAGTCCTGTTTCACTGCCGGGTCGTGAACATACACCGCATAGTTGGCGGAGTAACCAACGCGCCCGGTTACCCTGGTGCCGTTAGCCATGATTTCGCGGAACTGACTGTTGATGAGCGTCGACGTATCGATCGGAGTGTAAAGCGCGGCCTGCGCGCTGCCGATAAGCATCGCAGACTGGATTGCTCGCACGACTTTACGTCCCTGAACGTCTTTAATGATGCGATCGAGGTTGGCCTTGGCCTGGCGGATGCCGCGAACTTTAGCGCCCATAATCAGACTCCTGTCAAAATCGCATAGTCATCTGCCAGTCGCTCGAACGTGTCGGCGTAGCGGATTACCTGCCGTATCTCGTCGGCATCATCTGGAGGGGCTGCGGCTGCAGATGCACCAATGAGGATATAGTCACCATCCCGCGCCTCAGCGTATTCACTCCATATCGTGTTTTTAACCACGATTTCCCGGCCGAGGTCACCGATTTTTGCAGAGAGACCACCCTGGTAGTCGCAGAGGATAGCGATCGGCGCTTCCCACCCGTAAGGCTGACCTCCGCCGTCGGTATCACTACCGTCAGCATCGCGTATACGCCGCCAGATTGTCGCCGTCGCGGTGTATGACCAATTAGCAACCGAAGACATCAGTCATCCCTCCATCGCAGCACAACGGCGCCTGTGGCGCGTATGCGGTCGCAGTTGATGAACCACTCACCGTCGCTTTTCACGTACGCCGTCGTTTGCTGGCCGGTATCGGTGATCACCCACACCCGGGTAAACGTCCGCGGCAGCCGTTGCTGAACTGAAACCCACGCCATCAGCAGCCCCCGACCACCATAAACAGGCCCACACTGTTGCCGGCGCTGATCGGTAGTTCACTGGTGCAGCCGCTGGTATCCAGTTTCGCCAGAGAGTCGCGCAGCCAGGTAATGCCGTCGTCTCCGTAATCGAACGAGCGCGACGCTCCTGATGGCGCCCCCTGCGATTTTATTCGCCGGGCACCGGATGACGTCGCCATGAGCGCAGCGGCATACATCAGAATGAGCTTTGCCGTGCATTCGTCGTATCCAGCACCATCGAGGCACGGGATAATCTTGTTCACCACGCAGAGAATCGGATCGAGCAGAGCGGCCGGGATGGAGTAACCCAATTCACCGAGGAACGCCTGCACGTCTGCCGCTGTGATTGGGTCAGCCATGGTTATTTCGCCTTCTTCGATTTGCTGGCAGATTCTTCCTGCTGCTCTGCCTGCTCTGCCTGCTCTGCCTGCTCTGCCTGCTCTGCAGCATCATTGCCCGGTGTAGCCACTTCCAGCGCCTGGTCGTCATCACTAATGATTTCAACCAGACCGGCGGCCACCCAGCGCTTGGCGACATCGCCGCTTACCGAGACCTGCGCGCCAACCTCCAGCTTCTGGAGATTGGCACCGGAAATCAGGTTATCGCGAACCACTTTTACCAGTGCCATAAATACCCCTTAGCTATGCGCGTAAATAACGGATTTGCGATTGTTGATGTCGGTCTTAACCATCAAGCCCATCGCACCCCAGGTGCGCCAGACGTAGTCACTGTTATAGAACTGGCGAGGGTCAGCAACGGTACCCACGGCCTGACCTACAATCGGAGCGATAACGCCGGCGGTAAGCGGGACAATCAGGATCTGGTTACCGGTCAGCTGCGCATCTTCTTTGATGGCAGCAATACCGGAGAGCTTCAACAGCTCCAGCAGAATGGTGTCGGACTGGTAGTTATCGCTGAAGTAGCGTTCCAGGTTAGTGATGATCTGACCGGAAACATACCAGGTCTGCTGCGCATACTGCAGGTTGGTCAGCTTCATCACGTCACGCAGCGCGATTGCCGCGTTGCGAATTTGCTCCGCCGTTGCGCTGGCGCTGGTGAAGTCGATATTTAGGCCGGAAGCACTGAGATCGACAATCTGCACCCGCTCATCGGCTTTAACGCCCTTCCAGGTCTTGCCATCAAAGGCGATATAGTTGCCATCGGAATCGCGGAAGCCGTTGAAAACGTAATCCACGTACTGACGACGAACATCATCAACAGAGCCGCGCTGAGCGTCGGCCAGAGAAGCCAGAGCTGAGCCTTTGTTGAAAATCGGATCACGCCACTGGAATTTGAAGCCAGAATCGTGGATAGGAACCATCGTACCGTCGAAGGTGTACGCGCGCGCATCCAGCGCCGCACCAATCTGGCCGGACATAGAGGTATGCGCCCAGCCGCGGCCGCCGGTGCGAGCATACTCATACACTGACTCTTCAAGACGAACAGAGCGGGAAAGCGGGATGAGATCGTTAAGCAGAGTAAACTCAGTGGCGGGCTCAAACTCAGCCAGTACGGTCTGGTCGTAAGCGCGATACAGGCGACGGATGTCGTCGACGGCATTCGTCGCGTCCAGCGCTGGTGTGTTTGCCGCATCACCACGCCAGCGGGTGCGGGATACGAAATCAGCAACGGCCTGAGCACTCATATTGCGCGCCAGTTGCAGCTCATTGAACTGCGCCTGGTTCGCTTCGAGGTTGCCCGTCTCAGTCGCGCGTCGGGTGGAAAATACAAACATTCAGTCTCTCCTTACTTGAACACGACGCGAACCAGATCGCCTGCTGTGGCGGTCAGGGACTTGTCTTCTTCGACATAGGCAAAGATGGTTTCACCTTCTGCCAGTGCTTTAATTTGGCCATTGGCCACAGAAACCGGCTGGCCCTTGGTGTAGGTACCAGCTGCAGCGCGAACGTTGAGGAAAACGCCCGGCGTTGGCTGGATGTTTACCACCCAGTCACCGATCGCATAGGCATCGTCAACCGTTTTGCAGCGCAAATAGTCGTAGTTAGCAACGTAAAGAATCGCGTCTTCAGCGCCATCAACAGACGGTGTAGGCTTGGCTGCACTGAAAAAGATAACGGTACCCGGCAGAAACGCTGCGGCCGCAGAACCTTCACGATTAAGTTGCGGGTTGGGGAAAATCCCGCCCGCGTGAATTACGTGTTTCCCGTCTTTAGCCATTTTTTACTCCGGCATTTCGCTGAAAGAATCGTTGTTGTTGACCGGACGGAATGCACCATTCAGGCCGGTAGAGGTCTGGCACTGAGCAAACAGGCCATCAAGGGCGGCGCCGTCAAGCGCATTCACCGCCAGGTCATCCAGTCCGAATTTCGCTTTTACGGCAGCGCGTTTTTCGCCTTTCTCTTTGTCAGCGTTCACGGCAAGGCCTGACTTAACGGCTGCCAAATCATCAGCAAATGGCTTAAACCATGCCGGCGCTTCTTCGCTGTTGCTGGCCTGCTCTTTTTTCTTAGGCTTGCCGGTGGCGGGATCGATTTCGTCGCCGCCATCTTTCTTGGCTGCCGCCTTCTCTGCCGCTAGCTGGTTGTAAGCGTCCATCAGTTCGGCATCGGACTTGCCTTCAGTCGGCTTACCCGCGGCTTGCAGCGCATTGATAATCAGTTCTTTCATCGGATCGTTCTCTCCGTTGGTTTTAATCTCGTACTCAATGGGTTTGCGCACGACTTCTACAGGTTCGCCGACGAACACGGCTTTGCCGTCATCATCGATGAGGTACTTCTGCTTTAGGTATCTGGTGTCATCGCGGTAGATGAAGCTGTCTGGCCATACCGTTTCCGGCCATAGCCACTTATCTTCTGTGTCACCCTCACGCAGCTTGTCGCTGATGGCGCGTGAAATGTCGTCAAAAGAGAAGTTGGAGGCGTTGGTGAAGAAGAATTTTGTCTTGTTGAGCAGGCCTTCGCGGGTGCAGTCGATACCATCAGCAAGGCGAGCAACTTCGATCTGCTGCTCATGACCTTCTGAGTTGACGAAGATGCCAACGCCTTCTTCAGGCGTTCCGGCGCCAGGCTCATCGAGCAGCACCGCCACATGGTCAAACATCATGTTAGTGGCGATCTCGTTGTACTTCTTGCCCTTTGACTCGCCATTAGCGGCAATGCCGGAATACAGGAGTCCGGTAGAGATATGGATGGGTTCTGAGTTGGTACCGGCGATCATCTCATCAAGGCGGTTTATCAGGCGCTTGCCCTTCTCGCTTGACTCGGCGTACTGGCGGTTAACGTACATATCACCCGTCACCTTCCCACCTTCGTGGCTGACGTTCTGCAGCCATGCGCCTACGTGATATTCATTCACCGCCCGAACATCGCGAGCAGACACATGCTTGCCATCCACTTTCGGGTGGCCCAGCGGCATCGGGTTACGCTCGAGCGTGTTGTAGGCCTTTTCGATTTCTGCTGCCGGGTACAACTTCCGGTTCATCACGATATCGTCCACGACAGGCGTGATGCCGCGAACCACGATATGTGGCTTGCCGTCGATGGTTTCAGTGGTGATGTTTGAAGCGGAGTTGACGACGGTCAGCACGTTAACGCGGTTGCGTTTCATGCTGGGTCCTCATAGGTGGATTTCAGGCATAAAAAACCCGCCGAAGCGGGTTATCTGTTGGACCATTCCGAAGGCACTTTATAAGCCCTATCAATCATACCAATATGGGTAATGTTGTTGCCTTCACCACCCCTGGTTTCGAATGGAGGGACAGGCCTTCCTAACGATGTTTTTTGCTTTAATGAATACTTACTAATTACAGCCAGCAACTGGTCTTTATTTATCACCGCCCCCGCAGATGTAGCATTATACTGGCGCAGCACTTCATCAATTGTTGAATAAAACGTGTAGCCACCTTTCATTTTCCTTAATGAATATAGGGTCTGGAATAGGTGCTCTTCTGGATCATCATTCATAGCTTTTCTCAGCTCCCACTTCGAAACTTTTACGCATGACTATAAGTCACAGTACATCCTTTTCTTCGTTACGCAACATTTTAACTATTCACTTAATCCATTGCTCTCGATCTTTCTTCAACCTTTCCGCCAGCCCTTCGTTGAATATACTGCCGTCTTCGTTGAGCAGCACCGGAATCTGGCTGCAATAGCAGTTGTACCGGTTGCCGTTCTCGGCGTAGAAGTCTCGCACCTGCTCGGTGGTGTAGACCTTGCCGTGACGGCTGGCGTGCCAGCTGCGCGTCGTCGGTTTGAGCGCCGACAGCCACAGCAGGCCGGTATTCAGCCCCAGCCTGTCGGCAGCCCAGTCGGTTTCGTTCCACTGCGCCTGCCGCAGAGCGCCGACCTGCTCAGTCTGAGCGATGGTCTTGGCCTTCGACATCGACACATCGAGGCGCTTGCTGATGACGCTGGCTGTCTCGCGAGGATTCACCCCGCGCGCTACCGCATCGGTGATGATATTGGTCAGATCGCCGCGGGCGGTGTCGCTGATGACCTTCCAGTCGCTGAACGTTGTAAGCGTGGCCGCCGCTATCTGATTTTGATAAGCGGGGCTGCTCAGAAGCTGTGAGAGAGTTGTCTGGCTGGCGTATACCTGCGACTGCTGCGAGAGGTTGTTGAATGCCTCCAGCGTTCCGCGCTGCGCCTCTGCGGCGACGTAATCCATCGCCCAGAGGTTTTGTTCGCCGCCTTCCAGTAGGTAATCGTCGAGAATGGACTGTACCGCTTCGAGCAGGTCGGCCAGTTCCTGCGCCGACATGTCATAGATGAACTTGCCGGCGTTGACCTGGTAGAGCCGCATATCCTCGCCATGGTCGTGGCACAGGAAGTGCCAGTTGTGGCTGTTAACCTCTCGCTCTCTCCCGGTCAGGCGCTGATCAAACAGTGCTTTCAGTGCGCGCTTGATGCCGAGATACCGGTCCTCGATATCCCGGAACATCGCGCTGACCTGCTTAGCCGATCGAGTCGGGTCAACCTTGCTGCGCGGAACTATCGGCAGCCCCACCTTTGCCGTCTGCTCCGGTGTCATCGGCCAGTGGATCATCGGTTGTCACCTTGTCATTCGGGTTAGGTGGTTGCTTTGGCTCAGGCAGAGGGTCGATGCCTACAATCTCGCGAAGTTCGTTGGCAGTGAATGGCGGCTCGCCACCATAGAAGCCCGACGTTTTCTGGACGATATCAGCCAGTTTCGAGGCGTTCTCGATTTTCTCCTTCTCGCCAGGCGCCAGCAGGTCAGTCCATGAAATGGTGACCTCTCCATTTGTCGGCGGATCTATAATGCCCAGGGTCCAGAAGCGCTCCAGCAAGGCTGTGATTCTGTCAGTCAGGAAGCCGTTGCGGCGGGTATTGCGGCGAATGGCCCAGTCTGTTTTATCCTCATCGCTCGCCAGGCGCCCGGTCTGCTGTCCAAACAGGATGGTGAAAGGGATTTGCACTGATGCCGCCAGCTCGTTCGCGGTGACCTCCCACGTCGGCCCCGGGTCGCCGGGTGTCACGCTCAGTACATGCATCTGCCCGGCCTGCATAACCGCCGCCGCATCGGTGCCGCGGTTAAGCTTGTTGACCTTGTCGCCCATCGCTTCGCCGAGGTCGGCATAACCAGCCTTCTTCGCCAGATCGGACAGCGTAGCCATGTCTGTTTCTTTGCTGAACTCGACCGCGATCTGCCGGCTGGCATTTTTCAGGAAGCCCTCAGCGCCACCACCGGAAATCTTCTCAAGGTCGAGTCCTTTGTTGTATCCCGCCTCAAGCAGCGGGATACCCGACAGAACGTTGTCATCCTCTGAGCCTTCACAGAACAGGATCACCCGGCTCGGATGAACAGGCTCACCTCGAGTCGGCCCGACGAAAGCCTCGTCTCCAACCGGCTGCTCGTTGAAGTTGAACATCTTCGGCTGGCCGAAGGTCTCGGACTGGCGATCGTTATCCCATTCGGCAACTGTCAGTTGCGGCTCCCACACAGGGATCAGCTTAACCAGCGCTGCCTCGCCGAGACTCCTTACAAGGGAAGTGTCGACTTCCTCATTCCATGGCCGGTTATCTTTGATCTGCAGTAACAGCGCGGAGTAGCGCCCCACCATATTGCGGCGATCGGCATCCTTCACCTTCGGCCACCATTTCTTCATGAACCTGGTGACGTTCTTTTCCCACGGGTTGGTTTTCTTCGCCTCCTGGGACTCATCACCGTCAACGATGACCGGATAGTCCTGCCAGCAACCATCCAGAAGGCGATGCACCACAGCGAATCCGACGGCGTTGCGCCGGTACATGTTGTAGAAGTCATGGAAGGTAATGGTGCGCGGGTAACCAAACTCCTGATAGAGCGTCGGGCGCTTGGTATTGCCCCCGCCGATACCGATGGCGTTAAGGTAATTCGCTCGCCGCATTTCAGTGGCGAGATTATTCACAGCCAGTTGAAGGCCGTTATCTTGTTCGCTCACTGGCGATGCTCCTTAGAAGAATACTGTGCCGACCTGCTTGCGGTTGTTCTTCGCCACGGCAAAGTAACGAAAGCTGTCGGCGCCGTGCGATGTGAAGTCATGAAGGGGCTTGTCTTTCCAGCAGCCGCGCTTGTCGTCCCACTCCTTGCGGTAACCTTCGAGGTGGGAGATGCCAACAGCGCACTTCTCCTCATCGAATACGCAGGACTTAAGGATTTCACGCACCGACTCGATGCCGGTATCGATCCCCGCTTTCGGCACAACGCGGAAGTTCATCGAATACATCCGGCCGTCAATCTCGTAGCCCTCGCGCGCCAGCTCTTTGCGAGACTTCGCATCAGCTGCAAACTCGCGGTTCTCGATGTCGTGCGGCCCCCAGTGCTCACCGTACTCATAGCCGCGCTCTTTCAGCACCTTCATGTAGTGCCGAAGCCCCTCGCCAGAGTTTTCGTAGTAGTCGATGATGTGAAACTCTTCGCCGACCTCGCGAACGAACCAGATCGCCGTGGAGTCGCCCACACCAATATCCCAGAACGTGTGAACCGGTAGATGTGAGTTATCCGGAATTTGTCCGATCCGCTTGTTGGTGTAGAGCCAACGGAATTGTTTGGCGTAGTACGCGCCCTCGACCGACTGCTGGAACGCCTCGGCCGGAATGGTCGGGTATTCGCGCTTCATGTCGTCGCCGAGCGTCTTTTCTTTGGCGTAATACCAGGCCTTCTGTCGTTCACTAACGACTATGCCGTGCTTCGCCTCCATCTCAGCGAAGTACTCAAGCAGGCGCGCCGGCAGCGGTTCTACCGGGTCAATTGCGTACTGCGGATTCTTCCACCAGGAGAAGAAGAAAAACTTCCAGTCCAGAGCAGATAACGGCTTGCCCTGCAGTAGCGCTTTCTCTGCCGTCTGGCAGTAATCGAAGAAGTAACCCGCCCGGCCCTCTGCGGTACTCTCGATAGTAGCGAAGCATCCTGTCGATACCGCCTCAAATGCACCAGTGACGATTTCCCGGGCTTTATCCGGATACTTGGCGCATATCTTTCCGAACTCGGAGACGTGCAGGTAACGCAGCGTGCCGCCACGAAATGAGGTACTGACGTAGAGTGATCCGCCCTTCTTAAAGACCAGCTCACCGGCTGAGTCGTTACTCGCCGGGTTGGCTGCCTTTATCTCGGCCGGCAGCTTATCGTAGGCATATTTCACCTTTTCGCGAAACAGGCGCTTTGCGTCGTTCAGCGTGTGGGCGATCAGCGCGCACTTTGCCGACTCGAACAGAGCAGCGTCGAGCTGGATGATGCACACTTCTGTGGTGAAGCCGAGCTGGCGAGCTTTCAGGATGATGTTGCGGGTGTGAATCCCCTCGAAGTATTCCCGCTGCTCAGGCGTCATCCTGAAGCGAGTCGGCTTGCCTTCTTTGTCGGTGATCCAATAAAGATTGTTCAGCCGCCAGTCTTTATCAGCTAGCAGCTTGAGATGCTCAGGTTTCATTACGCCCCCTGAGACAAGGAATCCATCAGATCAGATATTGATTCAACGACGTGCTCTGTTTTCACTTGCTCGCGAAACGCCTGGACGTCGATATGCTTACCAATCAGCTCCAGGTTCTTCACCTTATCAGGCCACTTAATCTTCTTAAGCAGCGCGGTAGTGTTTCCCTCTGCCGCCATCTCGATGACATCCAGCCCGGATAGCGTCGTCCTCCAGACCTTCGGCCATTGCGTTACTGGTTTTAGCTCTCCAGTCGAGGTCAGGATGTCGAGCACGTCCATCTGGTCGATCTCAACAAGACGATTCAGGACGTATGTCGCATTTATACCAACCAGATCATTGCGCTGCTCTTTGAGTTCAGCAATTCTTGACTGTATGTCAGGTTTTGACAGGTTTTCGGATGCGGTGCGGTTAGCTGTCTTTGCGCTGTACCCCGCCCGAATAGCCGCTTGTGTGGCGTTTAAATCGATGAGGTACTCGCGACAAAACATTTCTTGCTTGTCGGTGAGTGCCATGCTTATTCCAAAATGAAAGGTTTATTTATGTCTACAGAATCTCTTCTCAATACCATGCTCGAACATGATCGGTTCCATGACCAAGATGCGATGGTGGCTGGAATAGCCCAGAGGGCTGTAAATAATGGTTACGAAAGCTTAACTCCGCGACAAAAAGCGGTACTAAAGCCGTTTCTTACCCAACCTTGCGATGGCGTAACCGACCCTGGCGGGTATCACAATGACTGCCAGCATATTCTTGAAGGTGATGCTCTTGAAAGCGCCATTCAAAACGACATGTACTACGGCGGATTACTTTGCCCTTCCTGTGTGGATGAGAAGGAGGAGCATCGACGCCAATGGGAAAACATTCAAAGACAGTAGTTTTAATCCCCCAATGATTTCCTGGCCTTCAGGTAATCAAATGTCATACCGAGGAGGAGAATGCGTAGCGCGTCCTCCTCTGAGATTAGAGGGCTAAGCCCACTCGCTCTACGCTGCAACTCGTCAAGTACTTCGCGCGAACGTGCAACCTGCTCTCTCATATCAAGAGTTAACGTGATAGGGCCGATTGTCATGGTCATAATGTGCTTACCTCGGATTCACCATTAGATGGCGCTGGCGTGAACTACACACGCGTCACATCGGCCGGTGCAAAATACAGCCACTCGCCCGTCTCGGTCGCCAGCGGCACAAGCCATTAACCAGCTCAGGCTGACGTCGTGACATCTTGCCCGTTTACTCGCCGCCGTCGTTCGTATTCAGTTTGATGATGTAGATGTCGGACATTGAGAGCCTCTTTATCCGCTTATGGGGAAATTGCCATTACGATGAGACTCCCCATGGTGATGGCAACAAAAAACCGCCATGAGGCGGTTTATGAAATACTCACGACACGCATTCTATTGCTAGAAGGTGCTGAGATTGATTCTTGAGCCATTAGCGCAACGCTCAAATGCCTCATAATAAGTGCGTAAATTTGTGTTCTTCTCATAAAGAATAGTTGCGAATTCTGCAGGTTCGATGAGCCAACGAACACCATGCCCTCCGCCAGTATGAAAAAAGCGGTCAAATGGAATTGTTGCTGGGATATAGTTAGACTGGATTTGATTTGCATGAAGGTGATCGCGACCAATGTACAATGCTGAAATGAGAGCCGCTTGGTCATCAATAGAGTATTGATTTAGAAATGCTTTAGCAGTCGAGGCACTTTGAAATGGAATTAATGAATCTGCTGCTGTGATAAGTTGCTGTATGTGTGTCATTTTATTCCCTTAGAATTAGCACCACCTTTTGATGGTTACTGATGTTAATGGGGATACTGACTCACGATTCAATCCCTTCAATTAATTTAGTTAACCTAATTATTGAGGGATATCATCTTTCGTCTACTTAAGGCACTGCTCTTTGATGTACTCCTGCAGATAGCCTACCTGCTTCGTCACTGTGGCGATTCGCTTTCTGAGGGTGAAATAATTCCGTTCAGCGGAGTCAGTAAGTCGGGGGCTGGAAGCATCGCCCATGCCGCCGGTGCCGGTCGCTCCGCTCGCGGGGCATCTGGCGTTGAGCTGCAACCGACGCTTGCCAGAAGCAACATCACGTTCAAGCTGATCGATAGTGGCTTTAGCATCTGCCAGTTCTCCGGTGTATTTGGCATCCAGTGCAGCAACATCTCGCTGCCGAGTTGTCATGTCGGTGATGGTCTCGTTCGCAAGGTTTAGCTCTTTAACCTTCTCGTCACGTTGCCTTTTGAACTCGGTGGCGTTGTCGTGGTAGTGACTGGCCAGCCAGCCGAGGCTGACTATCAGGCAGATCACAACAGCGCTGATAATGGCTGCTAATCGGCTCATTCATCTATCCCCCAACATGCCAGTGCGCTTTCCTGATCACGACGAGAGACCTGGCCGTAACAATTGTTCGAACGCACGCGGCAATCTTTTCCGCCATCAAAAATCCACCGGCGAATTTCAGCGCAGGCGCCTTTACGGTCACCGGCATTCAGCTTGCGGTAGAAGGTGGAAGGAAAGCATTTACCGGGCCCGATGTTATAGGGGCAGAAACTGGCAATCCCGACCTTTTGAGGGGGCGTCAGATGAACCCGCACATTCTGATCAACCCATGCCAGCGCTTTATTGCGCTCAATAGCATTCACCTGGTCGCATTTGACCTGGGTTAATTTCATCCCCTGCGTTACAGGGTTGCCATCTACCCGGGTAGCACCACGACATATCGTCCAGATGCCGGAGCCATCGCGGTATGAAGTGAGGCTATTGCCCTCTTTCTCATTCAGGAACTGATCCATGAGAACGGGAGCTGATGCGCCAGCAGCAATAAGCGCCAGCATGGCCGCACTGAGTTTCGTTTTCAGGTTAGCCATCGCTATTCATCCTGCGGTGGCGGGCCACCATAACCACGATCGAGGGACTGCTGATACATCTTCGTCCAGCGGCGCTTAAAGTAGAGATTGGTCAGGTAAGTCGCTACACCGATTATCACGCCGCTGGCCAAAGCAATAAAATTCCAGTCAAGTCCATGAAACCAGTCATAGGTCCTTGCCAGCCCGGTGCATATCAGGCCGCCTGACGAGCAGTACGAGGCCGCCGAAAAGATTTTGTCAGGCATTTTCATAGTCTCCACCTCCGATAATGTTCGGGGTGCTATCTGTAGTCAGTAAAATGTTCAGGGCCGTCGGGCTGATTTACCAACAAAGCGTCGAGGGTGATTCCCGCGACCCTGAAATAAAAAAAGGCCACGCTAAAGCGCAGCCCTTAAATGTCTTATGGTTTGTAGCAATGCCGTAATCAGGCGAAAAAAAAGCCCGCTCAGAGGAACGGGCAGAAAGTAGGCTTACTAGGTAGTAACAAACGAAAGCGCACCTAATAGTCCGAGCTACCGATTTACCAGGAGAGCGCTCGCTTTTTCCGTTACTGCCTTTTAAACATAGATGGAGGAGCCGAAACAGCAACCCCACTACCAAATGTCTTAGTAGTACTGCGTGGTGCCGGGTGCCTCCCGGTGAGCATGTCCCAGCCGACATGGCCCGCGCTGCATTTACAGATCACTGTAAGTGACTGGTCGCCCCACCGCACAGGGGGATTCACCACACGAATAGATTAACAAGATGTTAATTTTCTGGTCAATAAGATGTAAGCAAATGATGACATGCAGTTTTCTTATTGCTGAGCTAAACCAGCAATCTGGTTCAGGGCTCTGCGCGGAGGGCTTTAACGTGTCGTGCAGCACGTCTCAACCCAAGAGCCCTGACCGGATAGCAGGCATAAAAAAGCCCAAGGCATTAACCTCGGGCTTGTATTTTTGCTCACTTTCGAGCCGTCACGTTGCTTTTAAAGACTGCCGCTGTCTAACCGCTTTTTACTGATGGCTTGCCGACCAACTTTTTCAAACTTCATGCCGCCACTTAAAGTTAAGGCAGCATATCAAAGTAGACTCAAATATGACGCATTTAATTGACTTTTGCAAGACCCTGCTGCGAAAAAGTCGCTTTTTGTTGTGATCGTGTTCTCACGGCACAGAGAAGAGAGTCGCTATCAAGCCGCTTAAAAATGGCGCACATAGTCCGCCAGTAATCAGCGTAGTTATGGCACCAGTTATCAGGTTTAACGCCACACAGGGCTGCAAGATCCTGGTGCTGGTATACATACTTACCCGCCAGCTCTGCTTTCACGTCCTGCGCTGCCAGCCAGATAAGTTGACGAAGGCGATCGACAGTCTTCTTCGCAATGCGTATGCCGGCCAGCTTCTCGCTGAATTGCTCCCATGCCCACCGGGTGATCGTCTCCTGGTGCTCCCAACGGATATTGTCGCTGTAATTCCACAGCAGCCACGCTTTCTGATGCTCTTCCAGCGACAGCAGAGCCCGGCGCCAGCTTGCCGTCGAATACTCAACGGGAAGAACGAGAGCGATTGATGAACCCTTAGCGCGGGACTGGCTGCCGCTCATCGGCGGGCCATCCGGGTTAACCATGCGTTGTTTGACCTCGCTATAAACTTTCTTCCTACCCCGGCTGCGCGCCGTAGCGGTGAATTGTGCGTTTTCTGCGAAGGCCACCAGTTGCCCTTTCGTCGCGCCGCTCAGATCGGCGGTGGCCACTATCAGCTGCTGGCGAACAAATTCCAAGTATTGAGCTGTCATGATGTCTCTCCCAGGGTCTGATAGATGCGAACGAAATTTCTCAGTATGCGGTAGTCAACCAGTACGGTGCCGCGGTGCCGGCAGAGACGGAGCTTTTGCCAGCGGTCGCGGATGCGTTCGATAACGTCACGGCTCATGCGGCCTCCCGTTGTTTCAGTGCTTTGAGCTTGGCGCGGTACTCATCGCGAATACGAATAAAGTCTTCCCGGCGGTAGTTGGTCATTTCGTGGGGTCCGTTAAGCCAGTCGACATACTCCTGTCCGTAACGAGCGACCAGGCCAGCTTCGTATTGCTGAGCAACTGTCGCCTCTTTGGCTGTGTACTTCCCCGACCCGGCATTGCACGATTTGCACTGCTTATGGGCGTTGCGCTCTTCAAAACGCAACTCAGGGTAAGCGCCGACCGTTTTGAAGTGGCCGCAGTCCCACTGGCCGCCATTCAGATCAGGCGGGTTGGTCTCGCCGCAACTGATGCATGGCAAACCAGCATCACGAGCGCGGATGTAGGCGTTGAATGCCTTCTGAGCCTGGGCTTTGTAGTAACCGTTAGGTCTGAGCTCAGCCAATCTTGCTTTACGGCGCTGGCGCCCCGCCTTCTCTTCGGTACGCTGACGCTGCGCTTCCTTCTGCTTAGCATCTTCCCGGGCTTTTGCTGTCTGTTTTTTGCCGATCGCGCTGGCGCATTCAAAACTGCATACCACCTGCCCCTCCCGGGCAGGATGGAACCATTCGCGGCAGTGGGCGCATTTACGGCGTGCTGGTTTACGCATGTGGCCTCCTTGCTCTCAGGCGTAGCCACTTCTTATCGACCAGGCGGGCGGTATAGTCTTTCAGGGTCGGGATGTCGGAAGGCTTAACTTCGACCTTGCGCTTGCGGCGCGCCGGCACGCGGAAGATGCCGCGCTCCATTACTTTGGCGAGAAGGCTGCTCATCAGGCCTCCTGCTTTTGCTGCAGTTGCTGATATTCGCAACCGTGTGGAATGGTGAGAGCCAGACCAAACTGAGCGCACCAGGCCTCTACTTTGGTCAGGAAGATGTGCATTTCGCCGGTATCAAGATCGGAGGTATGCCGGGGTTCCCACGTTGTAGTTTTCTCACCGGTGATGAAGTCGGTGTATGTCACCTCTTCACAGCCGAGATAGGTTTTTTTGAGATTGCGCTTAACCCACTCAGGAGTTGCGTCGGTACGTCCGGAGCTAATCAGGTATTCGCTGATTTCCGCGTACCACATGTGACTAAGTGCGTTCTGGCTCAGGCTGCGCTTTTCGCGCCACTCTTTGACCTGCAGGCGCAGGCATTTCCCGTCAGAGAGCTGCTCCTGAAGAATCTTGCCTATAGCGCTGAAGTTGCCGCTGTGCAGCTTGATGCCGCATTGAGGAATGTTCACGCTTCACCTCCGGAGAGGCTAAACGCTGAATGCAGAAAATCGCCGGTGGCTTTCGCCATCGGTGACAGGGATTGCTGTAAGGTTTTGTGCGCCATGTGTCCCCACTTGGCGCCGGGGTAAAGTTGTCAGTTGTCCAGACTGACGAGATAATTATGACGGGCTAAATCCCGAATTGCAAAACGAGCATAGGCTATTTTTTCTCGTTCTGACTGGCCATTTCCAGATAGCGCGGATCGGATGCTCGGGGTAGCTGGATGCTCTGCTCGCGGTAGTAGCGAACGCGCTCCATGAAATACTCGCGCAGATGCTCTGGCTGCTCTCTGGCCACCACTTCGGCAACAACCGGCATGTTCAGGCGCTCTTTGTACGCGACGCCGGATGCTGCCAGGTCGACGTTTACCTTGTCGCGCTCATCCTGGCTTTTGGCTGCAATGTTCCACTGTGACATAAAAATCCCCTCTGCTGTGGAGGGGATTATATAGCATCAACTGGTTGGGTGCGCAGCTTTGCATTCTTAGGGGGATCATGCAACATTCCAACAAGGATCGTTTGCTGCTCGAGGTCCATTTTCTATACTGATGCCTACATGACAATGACTCACACTACAACCGAACCATCTATGCCAATGAATGCCATCCATGCACATTTCAAGAGTTTGATCATTCCCTCTGAATCTAACCCCCTCAAACAACATGTCAATGCGCTCCACAATAATACCATGCGGAGGGTTTAATTTTAAAACAAGGACTATGTCACCAGGCCCACTACGTATTGTTATTCTAGGGCCAATACACTCAACATCCCAATTTCCGGTACTGACAGACCATTCATTATCTTTAATAACAAGGGCATCTCTTCCAACGGAGTCACAAAACACCCCCGAAAGCAGCATTGGTGAACTAACTTCCTGAGGTGGGCGAACAGATAGCAAAGAGCGCCCATTAACCATAATCAAATGAGCACAATCATAGAAAGTGACCCCCGCAAATACGACTCGAATCGGATCGCTATGAAAGTCAAACATTTCATTAGCGTGCCCATTCCGAATACAAACGGGATTTTGGTTAGCTTCGGCTACAGTCTCTCGAGACAATCTTCCTCGCGCGCGACTTTGATTGCACCTAGGGCACAATAAAGTCATACCAGCAGGGTTATGCTCTGTAGCATCGACAAAATCAGGAGCAAAATGCTCATAATCATAGAAGCCTAAACCACAAATTACGCAACCGAAACCACATCTCTGCCTGATCTCTCTTTTGACTCCTTCAGGAATCGTTCTGGGCAACCCATGATCATTAGTATTTGCCATTCATATGCACCTCACATAAACCTCTTTAACTATAATCGATGCATATAAGGATTAATACCTCCCTTTAATATGATAAGAAAATCATTTTTCATCTCATATCATTGATTTTATTATATTAAATATAGTTAATTCACAAACTCACGCTGGAAATTATAAGCTTCAATTTGTCTTTCATGGCTTACCTCCGTTGAGCATAGCGGCGCGGCAGGCTTCCTTCAGCACCCAATCAACTGCATCCTTCCACGCACCTGTTTCTACTGGCGGATTTTCTCGTTTGACTTGCTCATAGAATTCGACTGCTTTAACCAGGCCATCAGGCACAACTGGCTGCGCGTGGCGATAGAGCGCAACGTCTGAAGCCTCAGAATTCTGCTTGCCCCACAGATACGCCGTCTCCCTCCCTCGGTCGATATAGCCCAGGTTGCGCTCGTCGGTATACGCCACCGGCTCGCTGTCCAGTGCGGACAGTGATTGACGAATGAGATCTTCTAACTGCCTGTCAGTGGCATCACAGCCGCCATCTTCATCAAATTGTGCAACCCATTCTTCCAGCTGCTCTCTGGTTATGGTTGATTTGGTCATTGGTTGGCTCCCCGAAATAAAATTGCCTGCTGAAAACCGATTAAGAACCACAGCCCATCAGCGCGCTGGCTCATTGCGTACCAGTCCTCTTTGTTGAGGTCTGAAACGAGGTTGTCGCCACAAATGCAGATATCGGTACCGCGGGGTTCTGAGTCGTATACGGCGCCCGGAGTAAACCAGGCTGGCGTAGTGGAACTGACGCATATCATTTTTGTTACGGCCATCACTCAGCCTCCACCTTGATGCCAGCGGCGGTAAGCGCAGCATCGACCTCGTCGGCGTAGTAGTACCTTAATCCGCTCGATGATTTAGCCAACTTGAATGACTCTGGCAGCTTCACGGTGCGGGACTCCAGCTCTGCGATGCGCGCCTGCAACTCCTCGCAGTGGTCCGTTATCCCACGGCATTGAGTTTTCCAGTAGGCTTCCATCCCCTGCGCCTTCTCCAGCGCATCTACCAGCGCGATGATATTGTCTGGCCCATCGGTTAGCCTGTTAAACTCTTCGCATTCGGCAAAGCAGACTGAAACAGACATGTGTCCGGATGCATATTCTTCTGTTGCCGTTTTGGCTCTTACAGCTGCAGCCTTCATACGCTGCGCCAGTTCGGTGATATTGGTCATGGTTGACTCCCTAAATCTCAAAGGCCAATTGCGGCATAAAGCGGTCGCGTTCGGCGTTATAGTTGAGCGCACTGGCGCTGTTCATTGACTCGATACGCTCAACGAGTACAGCGGCTCTCGTTTCTTTGCTGGCCGGTGCATAGGCTGATTTCTGCCATGATTTATCGATACCGATATTGCGGGCCACGTTTGTGCTATCAGCTGATGACAGCGGTATATGGCGGAAAATATCGGCATTGAGCATACGTAGGCCGTGCAGTTTGCAAATCGGGTAGCCGTTCTCATCCACAACATGCCGGATTAAGTCACGCAGGCGAGCCACACAGCGGCGCGGCCGCTTTGCGTCGTATTCGCCCATGCTGCCGATTGCCACGCGGGGGGAACTCATTGCAGAGCTGAATAAACCGCTCGTCTGGTTCGTTCATGTGCCACACTGGCGCCCCAATGAACTTTCCGTGCGGCCACTCTGCTATCAGCGCATCGTTTTCTTCGCTACTACCGCCGATAACGTCCGGGATAATGGCGAATGAGAACCGAAGGTGATTAGCCCAACGCTCGACGAACCGGTAATACTCGTTCCAGTCCACAACGCGTTTTTTCGTCCAGAAACTGAATGCGCCGTTATCCAGAGCAAATGACTGAGTAACCTCGCTGGCCAGTGCTAACTGCCCAGCGTTTGCAAAGCTAATGAACGCATGGCGACCCTTCCACGCCTTCAACGCACAGGTATCTGGCGTGATTGGCCCTCCGTGGAAGTGAATCATTTGTCGGCTCCCTCGCGCAGCGAAAACACCCATGCGTATTCATCAGACGTTGCGAAGTAATTGAGTCTGTCCATGGTGATTACGCCGTAACGACCTCGCTCACCGATGAAGAACTCGCCGATCACATCATCGTTGTGAATTTTATAAGGCTTTCCGATAGCGATTAACGCTACTCCATCCTGCGTGCGCTTTTTAGCTGCCGTGAATGTGATGGTCTTTTCCCGTTCTGCTACACCATCAGCCTTAAAGCCGGCTACGATGCGATCGGTGGCGGGGGTTTTTAGCCCATCGCGCAGTTTTACGTATGCGCTCAGCATGGCCAACTCAGGCACGTCGTCAGCTTTCGAATGATAAGTATCAAGCGCTTCCATCATCAGCTTACTGAACGGTGCCGGCGCTGATTTTTTCAGCGCCACATTCTCCGCAGCCAGCTGCTTAAACGCTTTCGCCAGCTTCAGGAACTTCTGCTCTCTGATCGACAGCTCGCCCGCGCTCTCCAGGGAGACGATGAGCTCGTTTACTGCCTGTAGTGTGATAGTCATTTTCTTACTCCCGCCAGGCACTGGTTAAACAGGTTGGTCATTGGGTTTACACCGCCAGGACGCTGGCGATACTGAACAGACGGATCGCTGTCGTTTACGGCTGTTGTGTCAATCAGGGTGTAGCGGTAGCTCCTGCACTCACCTTCACGCTTAACCTGGCCGTCACGGTGCATCTGCCACAGGGAGGAATTGACCACTGAAGAGTCAAGGCCGGTACCGCGGCGGATATCCTGAAAGCTGCAGCCAGGATGCTGGCCGATGAAGTTAATAACGGCTTGTTTGCCAGAGTTCTTTTTCATGACCGCCCTCTCCCCAGTCCAAATTTCGCCCGAATTTCTGCGATTTTGTTTAACCCCTGCTCCTGACTTAATGGCCGGCCACCAAGTTTTGGAATCTGCTTAACCGGCTCTGGAATCGCTTCTCCTGCGTTTAAACGACGCACCATACGCATCAGCTCATCCTGAGCCTTGCGGCGCAGCTCAGCGTCGCTGAGGCCGTTTGCGCGCATGTCTGCGTACAGTCCAGTAACCATCCAGTAGCAAGCCTTGTGCTTCAGCGTTACCGGCGTGACGTTGTGCTCTGGCCACGGATAGGACTCAGCATCCGGGTATTGCCCGCGGGTCCGGCAGTACTGGTAAACCATATCGACCAGCTCCACTGCATCCGGCAGTCCGGCAGATACGGCTGATTCCGATTTGCACCAGGCGACAAACTGACCCGGCGATGGCATGAATGGACGATCCTGTTTGCGGGCAACGCGCATTCCGGCGTTGATTTGCTCCATGGAGACAATCCCGTTTTCCTTGAACGCCAGAAGCCACTGCCGGCGCATCTCGTTCATCTCCTCGGGTGTTTTGCTGGCCAGCGCCGGGAACACAGCGAGCAACTGGCGGAACAGTTCGTTGAAGATCTCCGCAGTCTTTGCCGCCTGGCGCTTTACTGCCTGCTCGTCCTGCATTTCAGGAAGCCCGGCAGCCACGCGCTGGAAGTTTTCCCGGTCGAAGTTGTGCATGCTTTCAGCGATTGATTTCATTCGAGCACCCCATAAATCCAGTCAGTGTTGTTCAGGTCGACTTTTGGCTTCCCGGCAACCTGAACCCCTGGCGCGCTGCGCTGCATGGTCAGCTTGTCCCACTGCTTGCGCAGCGCTTCAGGGCTCAGGATGTTGCGATGCCAGAACGAGTCTTTGCTGGCCCAGTCGTACATGGCGCAAATGTCCTGGTGGCTGCGGTTGTCGATCTGGCGCATCAGTCGAACCGTGTTTGACCAGGCGGTCATGTCAGGGGCTTTGCAGGTTGGGTTGATCATCCTGACCCTGGAGAAAATCCACTCGGCAACGCGAACGTCTTCGGCGGTTCCCCACTTGCTGCCGCTGGGTGTGTAAACCGCAGCATCAGGATGAGCAGACAAAAATTTCTTAAGGCGGACGTCAGAGGATTCGTCAGAATTCTCGGACGAAGATCTTTTAATGTTTTTATTCTTGTTATTACCTTCTTGTTCATGTTGTGCGGTTGTTTGTGCGGCTTCATGTGCGCCATCATGTGCGGGTACCACCTTCAAACCCGCGCCATTGCTGGGCTCGCCATGTGCGGAAGTATGTGCGGCTTCATGTGCGGCTTCATGTGCGGGTAAATTGTCTGTTTTTTGAGCATACTCTGCAAAATTTGTGATGGTAATCACTCTCCCTTTTTGCTTCTCACCTTCGATAGAAATCATCCCTTCGCGCACAAAAACGGCCAGCATTCTCTCCACTGAATCGCGACTAGTAGGATTCCCTTTCCGGTCGCAAAGCTGCAGCCCTAAATCGGCCGCTGTGACCACCAGTTGACCGGGCAGCAGTGACCACTCATGACCTTTGAAAGTCGCTTTGAATGGCTGACGAGCAGCATTAAGCAGCAGGTTTTCCCACAGGGTTCTGAGGTACACATCTTTTGCCCAGGACTGCTTGAGAACGCTCCGGTACAACGGGATGTAGCCAGATTTCTGGTTTTCCATCCGGTTGCTCCTGAATTGCCCCGGCGCGGCGCCGGGAAACTTGAGTATTTCTGCGGTGTTCATGCTTCACTCTCCCAGCCGGCCTCTTTCAGGAATTTGCGATAGTTGTCCAGGATGGCGCGCGCATCAGCTGGCAGCTCAATGTCAGCCTGATCAGCGATTATCTGGAGAAACTGGCGCGCCTTTGCTGCGCTAAACTGCGGCAGAGCCGCGCTGCGGGTTAATTTCGATTTACCCGATGCTCTGGCCTTATCCATCTGGCGAACAGCTACAGAGGCCGCCTGTGGGCCGTGCTCGCGGGATAAAGCAACCGCGGTTGTCGGGGATACTTCGCCAGCACGAACCATGCTGATCAGCTCTTCTCCGCAGGTCAGCAAATGCAGGTGATAGTCGACGTCGGACAGAGAACGCTTAACCTTCTTCGCGATCTCGTCCGGCTCCCACCCCTGATTTCTCAAACGCTGATATGCAGCTGCGCGTTCCAGAGCAGTGAGAGGCTTTCCCTGGTTCCGGGTAACCATAAAGGCGATCCGGTCAGCTTCGTTCCCGACGAAGTCTTTGCACTCAAGACGGATGATGTCAGCACCTGCTTTCGTCGCTTCAATGGCGCCGTAATAGCGGTGGTGGCCGTCGATAACCTTCACGCCCTTCTCGGTAACCTGGACGTCCAGCGGAGGCACCGACTCGCCGGCGATAAACGCATCGCGGAACTCAGCGACGTGATCCTGGTCGATTTCGCGGATATTCAGTCCGGGCTCGACGTACAGCTCTGACAAAGGAACGGTGTAAGTTTTGTTAACCACCGTTCCGGTGCCGTTTTTGTCTTTGTGCTTGTAAAGCTGGTAAAGTGAACTCATAATTACTCCTGTGAATTGATCCAGTTAATTCGCGTAGAAAGCCGTTAGTGTTACCGCACTGCGGCTTTCGCCCTTCTGTTCCCACTCATGCTTCAAAGTCACCTTTCTCTCCCGGCCTGTTAGAAATCAGGATGGCCAGCAGTAGCGACATGTTCGGCAGCAGACTTTCCCGCCAGCGACTCACCGTCGACTTATTCACTCCGGCCACTTTGGCGATATTTGTGGTTCCCAGTTCAGCTATCTGGCTGTGTAACCAGCTTTCTATCCTGCGAGCCTCCACTTTGTTGCGTGTCGTTGAACTCTCCATTTGTGATACTTCCTCTGGTGTTGTTTGAAGGGCCGCTGGTTAGGCGGCTTTAGGCTTGCTAACTTCCCGGATCTGAGCAGCGGTAAACTGGCCGCCAGAAGCGAGAGCGATTTTTTCTGCGTAGTTGGTTTCGTCGGTGTAATCCGTCCTCGGCAGGCTTCCGTTAGCAATCCATTTGTAAATTGCGCGCGGCGAGCAACCACAGGCTTCAGCTACGACAGGAACCCGAATCTTTTTGATGATTTCGCCAAGACTATTCGGTGCCATGTTTAACCCTCAATAATGAACTGTAAGTACATATTAAGTCGGAACTGATAGTTCATGCAAGTGATATTATGATTGAACATATGGTTCACGAAGAAAGAGCGCGAAAAGAATTTTCTCTGAGGCTAGCGCTGGCCTGCGATAAAGCTGGATTGATGCCACACGGTCGCCAGGCTGAGATCGCCAAGAGAATGAAGTTGACACCGAAGGCCGTGAGCAAATGGTTTAATGGGGAGTCAATACCAAGGAGGGGGACGCTCCAGGCTTTAGCGTCCCATATAGGCACGTCTGCATCGTACCTACTTGGCGATGCTGATGAGGACGGTATTGAGCATGGGTCGGCAACTAATCGGAAAGACGTCTTTAGGGTTGACCTTTTGGATATCGCCGTCAGCGCAGGACCTGGGGTGGTAAACCAAGAGTTCGTTGAAATCCTCCGCTCTGTTGAGTATGCGCCAGCTGATGCGAATCATATGTTCGATGGGCGTAAAGCTGAGAACATCAGGATCATAAACGTTCGTGGCGATAGTATGTCTGGTACGATCGAGCCAGGCGATCTGCTGTTCGTCGATATCAGTGTAACGAAGTTTGACGGTGATGGAATTTACGCCTTCCTGTACGACGACACTGCTCACGTCAAGCGCCTGCAGAAGATGAAGGACAAGCTGCTGGTTATCTCAGACAACAAGAGCTATGCAGCCTGGGACCCGATCGAGAAAGACGAGATGAATCGGGTATTGGTGTTCGGAAAGGTGATCGGCAGCATGCCGCAGACGTACAGGAAGCATGGGTAAAGCCTTAGCACGCAGAGGAAGCATGTCTGATCTGATTATCCCAATACTCATTACTTTACTGATTATCGGACTGGTTGGGATAGTGCTCAGGCTGGATAAAGTTTTCTTCAAGCGGAAGGATGAGCGGGATGACTTTGAGTGAGCCAGACCGGTAGTTCGATGTGTTTTTGGTAATGCCGAAGACGTACAGGAAGCATGGGTAGCCAGCAAGTGGCCTGAAGAGATGTTTGGGTGATCTAGAAAGACGAAAAATGGCGTTTGCCCGCCACAATTTAACAAGGAAAATCAAATGGTTAATGAGATAAAGCCAATGTCGCCCCGCCAAGGAAATCTCCAATTATTTCCGGTGAAGGAGGTTGAAGTTGAAGGTGTGGCAATGGGTGTTCTTAATGATGGCACACCATATCTCACTGGCCGGGGACTGGCTGAAATGTGTGGCGTTCATCATAGTGTAATTCAGGATATATCTTCTGATTGGGCTGGAGAGCGCCTTAAGCCTCGTGGTAGAAAAATTGACACTATTCTCCTTGATCAGGGTATAGATGTTGAATCACTTTACATACCATCATCAGAAACTAAACGGGACCATTATCCGTACCCTGACTACGTCTGCATGGCAATTCTTGAGTATTATGCATTTGATGCAAGCCAAGCAAACAACGCCACAGCCCTAAGAAATTATCGCCTTTTAGCAAGACAAACACTTCGTGAGTTCATTTTCAGAAGTGTTGGTATCGACCCAAGAAACCCGGTTAGTGGAGCCTGGAAGTGCTTCCAAGAGAGAATAATCCTTAATGATAAAATCCCTGCAGGGTTTTTCAGTGTATTCAGAGAGATGGTTGATATAACCGTGCCTCTGATTAATGCTGGATTTGAATTGGGCCCTAAAACGGTTCCCGATATAAGCGTAGGTACTAGATGGTCAAACCATTGGAAGCGTAACAATCTTGGCGAAAAATACGGGGATATACAGAAACACCCTCACGTCTACCCAGACTGGTTTCCGCAGAGTAAGGCGGGAAACTTGCCAGCAAACATTTACCCAGAAGAGGCTCTGGGTGAATTTAGGCGATGGCTGCGTGAGGAGTACGTCCCGAAAGGATTCAAGGAATACCTAGCTGATAAGGTTCAGCAAAAAGTCATCGAAAATACAAAGGCCATTGAGGTCCTAGAAAACCTGCAAAGACCAGAACTTCCAAATAAGAAGCAATGATGCTTAACCCGGCCACCGCGCCGGGTTTTTACTGCCTTCCGATCCATATCGGACAGCACCCGACCACCAACACAAGCAATTGATTATTTAGAAAATATCTACTTTTTATCTTCATTTGCCCACCATTTGAACATCGCCCCGATCCCCATGGTTAACGGCATCACTGCTGGCAAGCTGTTGACTACCGGCCCTACTCTTCCCTCAGCATCAGCACGTCCAGTGCCAGCTCCACAGCCAAACAACCCCTACCAAAAACAAAACATAAAATAAATATACTTTAAGTTCATTGACTTACATTGAAATGAACTATTGTCAAATCAAAAATGTACTTTTGGTACTTTACATTGATGAACCATTAGTACATTATCATCTCATCCAAACAACACCGGCAACGCCGGGGTGAAGTCAAAACGTCCCGTTAGCCGCGATAAGGCAAAGGTGAAGAGATGATCCGCGAAGAAGACAAGCCTGCATGGCGTAATTTTTGGTTAAAGGTCGTTCCGTTTTTGGTTGCTGTCCTTTTTTTTAGCTTCGCATGCTGGGGTGGAAAATGAGCAAACAAGGCATTCGTTCACTGATTTACTGCCTGCTGATCTGCGGCGTTATCTGGTCGGCTGTGGTTATCAAAATTCTGCACGCTACGGGGGTGTTCAATGGTTAGTCATCATTACGGGACACAGACCGTTAACCGCGGCGCCGTTCTCCCTGGGATGCTCGTTAAGCATCGGGAAAGCACCTGGACAGCATCAGCAAATAAACGCGGCCGCCTGTACCTGCATCGCGGGATTCAGCGGACTTACACAACCGACTTGCTGGTTGAAGTTTATCTGAACGGGTTGGGACAAGGTCTCAGCCGGTAATCGAAACGAAGAATTTAACTGAGCTATCAGGCAGCCAATACGGTGCCGGGCGTTTCACAACCAAATTTCAGGGGAAACCATGAGCGAAATAATGGATTTAACCGTCATCGAAATAAAACCAGAACAGGCGCCTGCCCTGTACCGGGCTGGCGGTCTTGACGCTTACCTGGAGCAGATTCGCCAGGCCGTGAACGAGGTTCCGGATCTGACCACCAAGAAAGGTCGTGACCGTATCGCTTCTCTGGCGGCGCAGGTATCACGCAGCAAGACGGCAATCGAAAAGCCGGGGCGCGAGTACCTGAAACGCCTTAAAGATGCGGTGCGCCCTGCTGAGGCGGAAATTAAGCGCTTCGTTGATGCATGTGACGAGCTGCGCGACGCGACACGTAAGCCACTGACCGAATGGGAAGCTGAGCAGGAACGCATTAAGGCCGAAGAAGCCATGAACGCACTGCATGCCGAAGCGTTGGCCATGAATGAAGAGTTCGATCGCCAGATGGCTGCTCGCATTGAGTCTGACCACGAAATGGCTCTGCTGATGAATGACGCTTTTGATCGTGAGCAGGCAGATAAAGCGGCTGAGGCTGAGCGCCAGCGCATTGCCCGCGAAGAAGAGATTAAGCGCCAGGCAGAAGAGAAAGCAAAGCGTGAAGCAGCAGAACAGGCGCAGCGTGAAATTGACGCCGCAGCCGCCAGGGAGCGCGAAGCGATTTTGGCCAAAGAGCGAGCCGAGCGTGAACAGCGTGAAGCAGCTGAGCGTGCGGAGCGCGAAAAGCAGGCCGCTGTTGAAGCGGAACGCCGCAAAGCACAGGAAGAAGCAGATCGCATCCGCCGCGAGGCAGAGCAACGCGAACAGGCCCGCCTGGCTGAGGAGAAACGTAAAGCCGATGAGCAGGCGCGACGCGAAGCCGACGTTAAGCACCGCAAGGCTGTAGGCACTGAGATCGTCAAAGCTCTTCTGGCCAATACCAGCCTTACGCGGGATCAGGCTATCGAGGTGCTCACCGCGGTTAAAGACGGCCGCATTCCTCATACCGGTATCAGTTACTGAGGTGCTTATGAACGCATACCGCGCATACGACGTGATCGAAGAGCGTAAGTGGGCCGAGCAAACGCTCACCGAAGAGAAGCAAAAGTGGATTGACGATCGGGCGCAGGAAATTATCGACGCGCTGCCGAAAGAGCCGTCAGGCCTGTTCCGCTTCTCTGTGCCGATGGACAAAAGCCCATACGAAGGCCTCCGCAGCGATTCCGCCGGAGAGGCATATAACGATTTCATTTCGGCAGTTGCTTACGCCCAGGCGGAATACGACTGGGATCACCGCACCGGCTGCCCGTTTTAACTTTGAGGGGAATTCTATGAGCACAGCACTTTCTACAATGGCCGGGAAGCTTGCCTCCCGCCTCGGCATGGATGCCGGAACTGACCTGATGAACACTCTGAAAAATACAGCATTTAAGGGTGGGAATGTCACTGATGAGCAGTTCACGGCACTGCTGATCGTCGCCAACCAGTACGGACTGAACCCGTGGACGAAAGAGATTTATGCATTCCCGGATAAAGGCGGAATTGTTCCAGTGGTCGGCGTTGACGGCTGGGCTCGAATTATCAACGAACATCCTCAGTTTGATGGAATGGAGTTTGCCTACGACAAGGAAGAAGGCGCGTGTACCTGCAAGATATACCGGAAAGACCGGACACACCCGACCATCGTTACTGAGTACATGGGAGAGTGCAAACGCAACACTCAGCCATGGCAGTCCCACCCTACCCGTATGCTTCGTCACAAGACGCTGATCCAGTGTGCGCGTCTCGCATTTGGGTTTGTCGGCATTTTCGATCAGGACGAAGCCGAGCGCGTGATTGAAGGGAGTGCAGCAGAGGTTCATGTAGGGCATGAATCTGATAGTCGCCGCCCGGAACTGATCGCAAAAGGCGAGTCTGCCGCACGCCTTGGAACTGTTAAGTATCAGGAATTCTGGGTGGCGTTAAGCGCAGAAGAGAAACAGGTTATCGGCGCGGTTGAGAAGCGTCGCATGTATGACATGAGCCTTGCAGTCGACAACGCAGAACCTGTCGATGCCGCAGCGCCGGAGGATAAATGATGGAACAACGCACCCCAGAATGGTTTGCCGCTCGCTGCGGAAAAGTTACAGCCAGCCGCCTTGCTGACGTCATGGCCAGAACCAAGTCTGGCTATGCAGCAAGCCGGCAGAACTATATGGCTGAGCTTATTTGCCAGCGCCTCACCGGGAAGCTTGAAGAAGGTTTCTCCAACGCTGCAATGATACGCGGAACAGAACTAGAGCCGGTAGCGCGCGAGATGTATGCGCTGAATGAGTTCGATGCCGAAATCACTGAGGTGGGGCTTATCGATCACCCAACTATACCAGGATTCGCAGCAAGCCCTGATGGGCTTGTTAATGACGATGGGCTTATCGAAATTAAGTGCCCCAACACCTGGACTCATCTTGAGACCTTAAAAACTGGCGAGCCAAAACGCCAGTACCTGCTGCAGATGCACGCTCAGATGATGTGCGCAGGGCGTAAATGGTGTGATTTCGTTAGTTTCGACGATCGTCTACCGCCAGACCTCGCCTATTTCAAAAAGCGCATTCACTTCGACGAAGCACTGGCAAATGAGATTGAGTCCGAAGTGAAAAAGTTCCTGGATGAGCTGGATAAAGAGATTTCCAGCATAAAAAACCACGACCATGCCGCATGAGAAAGGCAGACACGAAAAGAGGTGCGCGATGAAACACTACTCACTTATCTATGCCGACCCGGCCTGGTCTTACGGGAACACGATCAGCAACGGCGCCGCCGTCGACCACTACCCCACCATGAGCTTGCTCGATATGAAGCGGCTCCCGGTGTGGGAGCTCGCCGCGGATAACGCCGTATTGGCGATGTGGTACACCGGCACCCACAACCAGGAGGCGATCGAGCTGGCCGAGGCCTGGGGCTTTACGGTGCGCACTATGAAGGGCTTCACCTGGGTGAAGTTGAATCAGCTGTCCGAGCTGCGCATTACCAAGGCTCTGGCAGAGGGCGATGTGACCAACTTTTACGACTTCCTCGACCTGTTGAATGCAGAGACGCGCATGAACGGCGGCAACCACACCCGCGCCAATACCGAAGACGTGCTGATCGCCACCCGCGGCGCCGGGCTGGAACGCAAGCACGCTGGAATTAAGCAGGTGGTCTACAGCCCGCTCGGCGCGCACAGCGAGAAACCGTGGGAAGTTCCGCACCGACTGGAACTGCTCTACGGCGACGTGCCGCGGATTGAGTTATTCAGTCGCAGCGCAGCGCCAGGCTGGAGCCACTGGGGCAACCAGTGCGCCACCGCTTCCGTTGAGCTGATCCCTGGATGCGCCATTGACGTTGTTAAGACGGAGGCGGCATGAGCGCGGCAGCTTACTACAACGAGATCGACCCATTCGCGGCGCAGTGGCTGCGTAACCTCATAGCCGCCGGGCATATCACCCCGGGCGAAGTTGACGAACGGAGTATTGAAGATGTCACACCTGACGACCTCAAAGGATTTACCCAGTGCCACTTTTTCGCCGGTATCGGCGTCTGGTCCCATTCCCTCCGCCTCGCAGGATGGCCAGATGATCGCCCGGTCTGGACTGGCTCCTGCCCGTGCCAGCCTTTCAGCGCGGCAGGCAAAGGCGATGGGTTTGCTGACGAGCGGCACCTTTGGCCTCACTTCTTCCACCTCATCAGCGAGCGCAGACCTCAGCATGTCCTTGGCGAACAGGTTGCAAGCGGTAACGCAAACACATGGTTCGACCTTGTACAAGCAGACCTGGAAGGAGTGGGATACGCCTTCGGGCTTGTGCCGTTTACGTCAGCGGGCATCGGTGCGCCGCACATCAGAGAGCGGGCCTACTGGGTGGCCAACGCCTACAGCGTCATCAGTGACCGGCGCGGGGACGTCAGGGCGCCAGGGAGGGATGAATATTCAAACGGCGGCGATGATGTCCGGCTGGCCGACTCCAACCACGATCGACAACAACCAGGTCAGGGGGCTGGGTGCCGCTGCCAATGCGCCGAACAGGGGATCAACATTGGGAGGGGCGGCCAGAATGGCGGGCTGGGTAACGCCAACGTCGCGCGACTGGAAAGACTCGACGGGAATGACGGCGCAGCGGGACGGGAAGGAACGACTGGACCAGCTGCCGCGCCAGGCGTTCATGACGGGCTGGCCAACACCGACAACGAGCAACACTCGATCGCCATCAGTGGATGCGGCCATGAACATGTATCGACAGGACGGGAGCAAGACCCAGCAGCGCCTGCAGGACTTCGCGGGGATTACTGGGCCCTTGAGGTTAACGGTTTTTGGCGAGATGCGGACTGGCTCCTTTGTCGAGATGGCAAATGGCGTCCAGTTGAACCCGGCACATTCCCGCTGGTTGATGGGGCTGCCGCACGCATGGGACGAGTCGAGCCCGGGGTGGCAAGAGTGGCAAGCAGCAACCGCGTCGGCCGCCTGAAAGGGTACGGCAACGCCATAAACGCACAGGCAGCTGCGGCTTTCATTCGGGCTTATATGGGGGTCGCATGACGCCAGAAGAACAGGAAAACATCCTCCGCGCCCAGGCTCGTCGCTGCGCAGAAGAGATAACCAAAGCGATGAGCGTAAAGCCTAAACCGAAGTGGAACGCTGTATGCCCCCCCATCCTTCGCAAGCACTACGAGAAGGTAAAGCCGATGGGTGTCAGCCTGGTGAAATTTGTCAGTGTTATTGGCCGCATGAATGGCCGGTATGGAGTGGAATCATGAGCAAATACCCAAGAGTCGGCAGTGTTGCCGCCAAAAGCAAAAACACCTCGGCCAAATGCAAGTGCGGTGCTGTTGCGAAGTTTAAAACCACGGTTGAAGTAAATGTTTTCCGTGGTGATGACGAAGTGGTCTGGTCTTGTAACGAGCATAAAAAAGAATGTTCATTTTTGGTCTACTGGCAAGGCGGTGCAGCATGAACAGAGCCTCTCCCGTTGATTTAAGGAAATGCCTTGAGGCCGCACATGGCCTCGCGCATATCGGCATCCGTTTTGTGCCGATCCCGGTAGCGACAGAGGAAGAGTTCCAGGCACTATCTGCCGAGCTTTCACGAAAGCTTGAGCAGATGGCGGTTGAAGCGGAAAAAAGCGAAGGCGGTTCAGCATGAGCGCAGAAATCATCGATCAGGCCAACGAGCTGGCAGAGCGCCGGCTGGAAATGACCATCCAGAACATGCGCATCAACCACAACGCAGTTTCAGCTACTCACTGCCGCGACTGCGGGGAAGAAATACCCGAGCGGCGCCGGGAACTGGTGGCGGGTTGTCAGCGCTGTGCTGACTGTCAGGAAGAAGAGGAATTGCGCGGTAAACACCGGAGGGGATACAAGTAGATGCAGAACACAAACATCACTATTCAGCCGGCCATCATTAATCGTGAGACGGTACAGGCTATGCTGGGAGGGATTTCAAGGACTACTTTCTGGCGAAAACGCAGATACTGGGAGCAAAAAGGCACCCCTTTCCCTTCCCCTGCCCCGGGAACTAATCCGGGGAAAGGGGGGGAGCAGTATCGCTATTGCGATGTTATGCGCTTCTTCGCCTCGCAGGGGCTTGTTGAGTCGACGCATGACTGA